AATATAAGAATTATCAAGGTAAGACGTTGACCGTTTAACGGAAGTAAGGTATAATGACGTATGGATCTCAAACTCAATCTTGATGAGTATGAAAATGTTATAATTTATAAATCTCTCACGGATGAGAGATATCTTTCGAGTATTATTGATTTAATCAAACCAGAATACTTCAAGGATAAAAATATTAAAACTATTTTCGGTATTATTAAAAGTTTTTATGTAAAGACTAACGCTGTACCTACGGTTACTGAGTTAAAAACTTATATTAATAGCGATGATGTGAAAGAGTCGTTTAAAGTTGTACTACGTAATTTTACTAACATCGATAAGAATTTAAACGAAAATGAGTTAGTAGAAAATACTGAACGTTACATTAAAGAAAGGGCTATTTATACTACTATGCTTGAAGTAGCTGAAGACGTTTCTTCGGGTAAAATTGATACAAGTTTTATTCTAGATAAGTTTGAAAAGAGCTGCAACATTAATTTAAAGAGTGATGTGGGTCTAGATTTGTTTAATAACTTTCAAGCTGTTATCGACGATATCAATACTGACCACCCTACTATATCGTCCAGATGGAAGTGGCTTGACGAAAAGATAGACGGTGGGTTTCTACAAAATGGTAGAGCGTTGTACGTTTTTGCAGGTGAAACTAACGTTGGTAAGAGTATCTTTCTCGGTAACATTGCATCAAATATTGCAAGCCAGGGTAAGACGGTACTGATTGTTACTCTTGAAATGAGTGAGTTGGTTTATGCAAAAAGACTTTCATCAAATATCACCAAGATACCTATCAGAAGTCTTAGAGATGAATCTGTGACTCTACAACAGCAAATGGACGAAATTAACAAAAGTACACCAGATTGTAGAATTTTTGTCAAAGAGTTTCCTCCTAGTACTGTTACAGTTCACCAGATACAATCTTTCATTAAAACGTTAATTTCCAAAGGTATTAAGTTAGATGCGATTGTTGTTGATTATATTAACTTGGTGAAGAGTACGCTCGGTAATAATAGCTATGAATGTATTAAGTATGCAACTGAAAATCTACGTGCTTTATCTTACGTTTTTAACTGCCCTGTTATTACAGCTACTCAGTTAAACAGATCTGGTTATAATGTTAACAATCCTGGACTTGATACGATTGGCGAGAGTATGGGGCTGGCAGCTACTGCCGATGTAATTGTTAGTATCTTTCAAGACGAGGAGGATAAAGAGCTAGGCATTGTTAAAATGGCTATGATGAAGAATAGATTCGGAGCTAAGTTTGGTACAACGTCTATGCGTATGGATTACACCACCCTTACTGTATCTGAAGATGATACACTAGCTAATCAGGGTGATCAGACTAGCATTACTAATACGTTAGCAATGTTAAGTAATAAAAGTTGATATGGGAAAAGGCTTTATAAATAAAACTATAAAGCCTTGACCGTAGAACGAACATCTAATAAATCGCCATGCTTACTTATAGAAGATGAAGAATTGGTACACTCCTTCTACAGTTTTTGTACTTTTTGCTATCTGTACTACGGTAAGAAAATAAATTTTGCAACAATTTTTACTAAAATTTTACAAGAAGAAAAATTACGCAAATTGTATAAACTTAGTATATCAGAACCTAGTGATTTTGAAGCTTTCCGTAAATTCATACTTTTTGAGCCTTCAATTACAAAAAGTAAGTACATAACGAAGATTATTAATAAAGGAAATTATAACGGGAACTTCAATACAATGGAGTGTGACTGATTTAGAGCAATATATTTACAATTGTTACTTAGAAGTCTCTCGCAAATCAAATAACAAGCCTTTCCGATATAGAAAGGATTTTGAAGGTTTTGATGAAAGTGAAAACTTTATTTATGTAACTAAGCTTGGAAACTTTTTTAACAAGTTTCCGCATATTAAGGTTAAAGATTTCTTCCAAGCACCGTATAGTGTGTATAATGAAAAATATTTTGAGTTAAAGTATTTTACAACTCAAAAAGCTCTTAAAGCTTATACCATCTATCAATCTAAATTTTTAGTAGAAGATCCGGATAAGCCTGAAACTATCCAAAAAGTAAAAGACAGCTTTGAATTTATTTACAATTTTTGCAAGGATAAAAAAATTGATTTTAATGGGTACATTGATTATATAGAATTAGACAAGAAGTGGCATGAGTTTTTACTACATTTAAAGTACAGAGAGATTATAATCTATCCGTTATTTTCTTTCCCTACTTTTGATAAAGTAATTAACCAGTATGATAGACAAATTAAAGAGTTTGCTTTTGGCGATACACTTAATAACATCAATCTATACAGGACAAAGTACCACGCTAGTTCAAAAGCTAAAAAAATATCAACATTAATATATCAAACATTGAATTCCAAATTACAAAATTTATAATACCTAAAATTTATGACAAACATGATTAATAGTTCACTATTCCAAAGCATCAAGAGTGCTTTGGCTCAAGACAATAACAATACTGGTCTCTCTGAGATTCTCAAGACTGAGGTCGGTAATACATACACGGTTAGACTTCTACCGTTTTCAAAGGACCCGAAGAAGACATTCTTCCATTTTTATACTCACGGTTGGGTTAGTTTCTCGACCGGCCAGTACGTAGCTGCATTGAGTCATCAAACTTTTAATGAGCGTGACCCTATTGCCGAAGAGCGCTATCGTGTTCTTCGTACTGGATCGGAAGCTGAAAAAAGCAAGGCAAAGGCCATTGGTCGTAGCGAAAAGTGGCTTGTTAACGTTTACGTCGTAAACGATCCGGTCAATCCAGATAACAACGGCAAGGTAAAGATTCTCAGGTATGGTAAGCAACTGCAGAATATTATTACTGACGCTATTGAAGGGGAGGATTCTGAAGAGCTCGGTCCGCGTATTTTTGATCTCAGTCCTAACGGTGTAAACCTTAAGATCAAGGTTGAGAAGCAGGGTGAATATCCGAGTTATGTTTCATCAAAGTTTTCTATGCCAGCTGCTATCGCCGACATGGACGATGCAAAGGCAAAGAAAATTTACGACAGTGTTCATGAGCTTGATAAGGTCTTTACCCTTAAGAGCTATGATGAGCTTAAGAAAATGCTAGACGAGCATTTTCATTGCAAGGTAATTAACGATGTCCCAGCTGAAGATGATGAAGAAGCTAAGCCAGCTCCTGCTCCTGTAAAGGCTAAGCCAGCTGCAAAGCCAACACGTCCAACAAATGAAGCAAATGATGATGATATTAAGTCATTGCTTGATAGTCTCGATACAGAGCAATCATAATGGAACAAGACCATAAAGAACTATTAATCGGTCTTATTGGTTCTACTTATGGTGAACTAAAGAGGCTAGACGACTCTATTGTCGGGTCGTCTAGCACTCTTAATCGCCGTAGCGATGAAGTAAAAAAAGAGATGGGTAATATCTTGAAGGGGTTACCTTCAAGACCTGATGTACCTATTTTACAAGCTATTAACCATCAACAGCCACCTCAACCACAAGCTGTACCTACAAACTTACCTGTTCAACCTCAAATGCCCCCGCCGGTGCAGGTAGCACCTACACCTCCTCAAGTTATTGTACAACAACCCGTTGATGATAATCAGCTATTGCTTGATCTTAATAAGCAAACGAGGTATGAAGATATTATCAATGAAATTGATAGAATTTATTTAAAGCTTAATAAGCTTGAGGATAAGATTGATAACATTACAAAAATTTTAAACGAGCGCAAAAAAAAAGTTGGTTCTGTAGGTGGTTGAGATTATAATTAGGTATGAAGTTAAAGATCGAAAGCAAGAAAGACTTTGTCTCAAACGTCTTAGGACCAATCTCTAATCTAAATGATAAGACTATTATTAAGGTTGAGAAGAATAAGATAAGCAGTATAACTGCATCTAACGACGCTACACTTGTATTGTATTCTGAAACAGAGGTCGCTTGTGATTTTGAAAAAAGTATCAACGTACCAGACATTAAAAAGTTTGTAAGGGTGTTGGAATGTGTTGATAATGATACGGTTGAGCTCGATGTTAACTCAAATAATCTAAAGTATACCAGTGATAACTATAAGTTTACTTTTCATTTGCTTGAAGATGGCATTATTAAACTACCGTCTATTAATATTAAGAAAGTAAACGACTTAAAGTTTGATACTACTTTTAAGGTAAATGAGTCCAGGCTTAATAGCTTGTTTAAAGGAGCGTCATTTACAACTGAAACAAACAAGCTATACATTTTTACAGAAAATGGTAAGATCTTTGGTGAATTAGGTGACAAGACAAGACACAATTCTGATAACTTTCAATGTGTTATGTCGGATACATTTGAAGGTACTCCTTTAACTAAGACTATACCAATCAATTTTGAAACATTTAGGCTTATAAATTTTAATAAATGTCAAGATATTGAGTTTAAAATTAATTGTAGCTTGGGTGTAATAAAAGTCACCTTGAATAGAAACAAAACTAGACTAACATATATAGTATCAGCTTTAATCAATTAATTTATGTACATATCACTTACAAACGCACTTCCGGACTTTAAAGGTTTACCTATCACATTTAAAAAAGATAGTATAATGAGTATTAGACAGGGCTTTGCAAAGCGTGATGGTCAAGAACAACCTGATATTGTTACATATATCTATTGCCCTCCACATGGTACGTGGGAAGTTATCGAGCCATATGATAAAGTCTTAGCTATGCTTAATGGAGAGACCGAAAACAGACCAAAGAAAAAAGCTGTTTGATTTAACTTCTAACACTTTTAAATAAAAAATATGCGTCTTTCCGCTTTCAAATTAAAGGAAAAAAAGGTTTCTAACAAAATAAAGACAGCTGGGTACTTTATTAAGCGACTTAAAGATAGTGGCTTTGTAGTATTCAAAATGTTTAATGCTTACAGCGAGTCAGACCCAAGAAGATGGACGGTTTTAGTCGATCCCGGTGTAACCTCTGTATATATTACTTGCTATTCAAATAAGACTGAAATGAATGAGGTATTGTTTGAGTTAGATGACGGTGGTACAAAGTTTAATAAAGGTACATACCTAAAAACAGAAAGTATTGAAACACTTATTAGCCTTCTCATTGAAAAGGGGGTTAATAATGACGTCAAAAAGAACCCATTTAGTTCACTTAAATAACTACATGTCAGATAAACCAAATGAGTCTGAAAGTAATTCTAAAAATAAGAAGAAAGTAACTAAGAAAGAACAGACTTCTGAAAAACTTCCTGATTTAGACCCGGCTATCGCTAAAGTAATTAGAGATGCCTTGCTTATCAAGCTTGCAGAAAACCAGCATAACATTGATAAAGCATGTGAATTAGAAACTATGGTATCATTAGTACAAGAATTTATGAGTAGTTTTATTATTCTTGGTTACGATATGAATCATCAACCTATTCAACCCATTGTTTTTGCACATAATCAACAGGAAGCTGACTCATTAGGAGCATATTTAAGTAAGTTTATACATCATAACATAAAAGAAATAGATCCTAACGCAGAATAATTTATGAAAACGAAGTTAATTTCTGTAACTAAGC